TCACCTCACCTACGGCGCAACTTAATTCTGCGCTGGTAATGATGCAATTGCCTTGAATAAGCTTGGTGCCCCAGCCAAGTTTAATTACTAATATGTCAGACTCGCTTACGGTGCTAGTTTTTATTATGCGTTCTAGTAATGGTTTTGCTGCATCGTCGTAATAAAAGATTGTTGCACTGCCGCTGCTAGTGCGCAAACCTGGGACATAGGTGCGATCACCATCAGCAAGCACTGTGGTTTCAAGCGTATCAACCGTGGCGGATATGCTCCAGTTGCTGACCTTAGCCACTTGGCTGCCGTTATAGGTGAGGGTGCCGTCTTTGCCGCTGTAGTAGGTCATGAGTCAAGCACTCCAATTAGTTTTACCGTAACGGACATGCGGCCACTTTTTACGCTATTGAACTGCGGTGGCTCCGCATAACGGTATTTTAGCCCAAATGGAGCAGCGCTATAACGATTGGATGCGCTAGTGCTTTCATCATTTACATGAAATGTTTCATTGCCACTTTTAGGTTTTTGTGGTAACCCAAAATAATACAACGTTCCGTTACAAGCTAAATAATGATCATGGATAAGAGCAGCATCAGTTTCAGTAATATTGCTATATTCTAAATCTATCGTTTTATCAAATGCTTTATTGCCGTATTGCACACGTGATTCAACACCGCTTTGCGAACGAAAAACCTTACTGGCAAAATCACCAGGCGACATTGACCGTGCTGTAGGCACAAGATCAGGAAAGCTAGGGCCGCTTGTCATTGCTCGTTTTGCACCTCAAATAACGTTGCATCCATGTTTAGGTATGTAATCCTGCCATCATCTTCAAGCGGTACATGGCTGCCAGTTACTTCAACCATCCCTTCCTCATCATAAGCGATCATCTCTGCCTTGTATAAGCGGTTGGTAACCGCATTATTATATTCCGTAAACACACTATTTGAAAATTCAGGCGTTGTCTTACCTGTAGCATCAATTACCATCGACCGCTCCTCCACTTGCAACATGCCAGAACGCCAGAAATAGACGGTATAACTGCCAGCCGTCATTGGGTTGCTAGACACCACAGTACCGTCCGCAAGTACGTAACCATTCTGGAATCGTTCCACATGTCTTGCTTGACTTGATACCCGGAAATACTGCCCTGGCTGCAAAGCTAAGCCATTTGGTAAGGTTTTAAATGATATTACATGCGTTACATGGAATCTAATATTAATTAATAACTTTGCAAACTGTATAGCGTGATCTGCGCTAGTACAAAAACCAGTGAAATCAATAGCCTCAACTCTTGGGTCGGGGTTAGCTGCATCAATGCGTTTGACCAGAATATTACGTGTCTCAGCAAATCCGTTTTCCACTTCATCGCGCATAGTAACTAATACTTGCGGCGCTTTACGTTGCTCCGCAGGATACCAATTTACACTAAGCGAATCCTCAATAATATTACCATCAGTAAATAATGCGGATATTACTGGCTTACGATCATATGCCCCACCCAATGTGTAACCATTTAAGCCTGATCCCTTTACCACTGGAAAAGTCGGTTGTAGTGATAACTTACCGCCAAGCACCATAAAATCTAAGAAGAAGTATTGTGCATTTTCATGGCCCCAGTCGCGGATATTTACTGGTGCAGCTAGCACACCGTCCCAATAGAAATTATTGGCAAGGCATACCTTACAGGCTTCTGCGAAACCGTCCCAATCCACCATTTTGGTTGGCATCAGGCTAGATGTAGCGACAAGATGATATAGGATTTCTGGATACAAGTTTGAGGCGTCGTAAATTTCAGTGCTATTTACATCGTAGGTATTGCCATTGGCGTCATTTATTATCTTTCGTATTTTGCAGCCTTTTTTAGCGTAATAATTAAAATTATTAAAGCTGCTCCATTCCCTGCCATTGCGTAACTGCAACCCTAGTAATGTCATGTCCTTGTATGTGGGCGCGTAATCTATGGTGTTTGTGCTATCGCGTTGCTTGTCAAGTTTTATGTTTTCGCGTTGTTCATTTATATAAACAATTTGGTGCTCTGGGCCGTTTTCCTGACTGCCTGATTGTCCAGTATTAAAGTATATATCAGATACAGCATCCCATTCTTCAAAAACGCTTTCGGCAGAAGAAGCTACGCTAGTGATTGTAAGTTGTGGCAAATTAAGAAAACTATTAATAGTAATTTTATCGCCAATTTTGTAATTAGAGCCTTCGCTTTCTATGCTTATAGTTCCTTCATAAACTTGCTCTTCTATATATGTAACATTAATTTTTGACTCTACTATCCCGTTAATTGGTGTTGCAAAGCCTCCTGGCATAGATACACTATAAACACCACTTGCATCAGCAGCTAGGTATGGTTGACCATCATCATTTACATCAAAGCCATCAAAAGCAATTACAGTAATTGCTGCTTCTGATGGGAAACGATTTAAATTTCTCCATAACAAAGGGTGTGTCCAACCTTCATTATTGTCGATAGTGCCATAGCCTGTACCCTGATAACCATTACCTCCAACATCTTGCGCGTACCCTGCAAATGTTCTTGCGCGTAAAGTGAATTGCACATCAACATAATGCCTATCCTTGGTAAATCTTACCACTTTAGTATATTCTTGCCCGTCGTAGGATGGAACTGGGGCTCCCATAATACCCATGTGTAACCATCTCACCTGCATTCCACTTACTACAGTGCTAGCAGGGCTTGCGGGGAGGAGTTTATTTGCGACAGCGCTTACTACAAGCCCAGTACCAGAACCATTTGTAGTGGTTGTAAAACCTAAAGGTTCATTAATTATACTATTTACTCTACATGTGATAGGTGTAAAGTTTTTTACTGCTCCTTGAGAAGATGCACCTCTAATCATAACTTTATTTGTTCCTGCTGCCATATCCAAACGCTCAATGTATCCTTTGAAACCTACAGTAAATGAGCCTATTGGCGTTGATACAACATAGTCTTGAGCTTTTCCTGTACGGCAATCTAGCACACAAACACTATTACCAGCAGGCCAGTTATATGCTAGATACGCACCACCTGCGATGGGTCTGAATCTAATTTCATACTGTTTGTTCTTATCAGGAAATGCTACGCGAATGAAATTAAACTGATCTACCGGTATTTTACCTCTAACGCAAAATACACCGCCGTTTCCTCTTACCAACCTATACCATTCTAAAGCACCTTTTTCTTTAATTTCTACTCTAAAAAACGAATACCGTAAACCGTAATCGCTGTAAGTTCCAGCGGTGTATGGCCCGTTTTGCTCTATTCTCTGAATTACGTCTTCTGGCGGTAAGCTAGCAAAATTAGTAATCCCATTGAAATTTTTAAACACTTTTGATTTAATGCCAATTTCTACTTGATCTAATTTTCTACTTGTAGTAAAATGTGCAATTGCCATTCTACATAAACTTGGGCCGTAATTAGGATTGATACTTCTCGGGTTGCCTTGATCTCTAAAGGTTTGCCCTTCATAATCAGGTGAATGAATAATAAGACCTTCATGAACTAAGCGAACTTTGCCTGACTGGAGCGTTTCAAATCTATATATTTTATGGCTTCTTGGATTCCATAGTTCTTCACTATCGGCGCCTAAGCATACAGTTTCAACGCCGCCTACAAGATAAGTTTCACCTTGCACTAAAGCGTTATCCGCTGACTCCCGAATACTGTCTTCTTTTCCTCTAATATCTTGTGCGCCTATATCGCCATATTCATTTTCACTGATGTTATCCCCGTAAATATGAAATTCAATAACATCTTTAAGAGCAACCTCTATGTCTATTTTTTCTCGATCTGCGGGCGGGTTTTTCCCTATCACAAAACGCACACCTGTTTTACACGCAAAGTGCCTATTAATTTTGTCGCGTTCCTTTGCGCTACCTGTGGTTTCAAACTTGCCACCTGTTATGCGTTTAAATGGTAACCTGAAGTCTTGCGCACTTGGCAGTGGCTCTGATATGCCAAATACAGTCATAGTAGATGGTATTCTAACGCCGCTAAATATAGGTTTTAAGTTGTTGGAATTTCTTAATTCTGCTAAAAATACATCGCTTGCGTTACGTGGATTTAGGCCACCTTCTTTTTTATCGGCAAGACTTATGCGGTTAGTTGAATTACCATTCCTAAAATACACGGCTAGTTTACTGGCTTGATAGCCACGTAATAAACTGTCGCCAATCCCTATCCCATCAAAATCTGGTTGTGATGCCAACTCACCGCCATTAGCAAGGAATATGCCTAACAGTTCTTGGCCGTTACCTTGGCTTAATAATTGCGACCACAGCAATTTTGTTTCTACTCTTACGCCACCGTAGTTATTACGACGATTAGCAAATACCAATTGCATCGACTCGCCAAGTCGCGCAAGCGGTTGTACTGATGTAAAGCCATCAATATTGGTGAATCTATTATCAACATTAACGCTAGCGCCTGTAACGCTAACAGGTGTCGCTTGTTGTTGTTGCTGCTGCTGTTGAGCTGGATCAGTTTGACGTGGCAGCTTTGGCTTTGGCGCCATTGCTGATGCTGCAAAACTTATACCCATTCCCACAACTGTCATGACCAATGGCACGACAGGGACGCATACCACATGCGGCACTACATCATAAGCTGGATCGCGTTCGGGGCGGTAATTTGCCACCTCATTTGCGTACCAGTTATACTCTTCAATGGTTAAGCCTAAAGTATCAATTAATTGCTTTTCCCATGGCAATATCGCGCCTCGTATTTGACGGCTGGTGACCATATCACCCGGTTGGTTTGTGCGCTGCAATGAAGCCATCCGGTGTCGTAGAAAACAGCTAGTCCAAAACTGTCAACAGCTTGCACTAACGCAATAATACCAGTTTCGGCTGGTGTTCCCCATAAGTCTAATTGCTCCT